CCGTGATGATTGATCTGTCGGCATATGCAACAAGCTCGCCCACCGATGACACCCGCGAGGTGGACTTCAAGCGTTACAGTGCAAACCTGACTGACATTGAAGCTGCGTCTGGCTCTACGTTCTTGGACAAGTGCTATGCGTGGGTGATGGCGCAAGCCGATATGGATGGCTCTACAGCCGTATAAGGAATAAGTTATGCCTTTAGTATTATCACACGTTTCAACCACAGACATAACGTCGTCTACTTCAAGTGTTAATCTGTCTTTGCCTAGTGATTTTTCTATATTTCAGTTGCTGGGGGAAGACATAACTGGCTCTGGTACGCTAACCTTTTATTTGAGGGTTAGCACAGATGGAGGCTCAACTTTTAAGTCAGGAAGCACAGACTATAATATGTCTGGACGTTATAGATATGTCACTAGCACTGGAGCTGGTGCAACCAATATTGGGACTCTTGGCGGTGCAAACCACATTGAAATAGGACGAAATTATGGATCTGTCAGCGATGGTTTTGATTTTAATTATCACTTGTATGGGGCGAACAGTTCGGCGCTGCGGATGGCTATGAACGGCTTATACACTTGGGTCGATAGTGGTAAAGTTTTGCACACCAATTTAAGCGGCAGTTATGACGCCACTACCGTCGTCACAGATATTCAAATCTCTATGGCTAGCGGAACAATAGAAAGCGGTAAAATTAGACTGTACGGAGTGGCATAATGAAAAAGTATGTAAACGGCGTATTAACCGACATGACTTCAGATGAAATAGCTGCTCGCCAAGCTGAAGAAGCAGCATGGGCTGCGGGTGCTAACGATAGGGCGGCAGCGGAAGTTCGTCAGGAACGCAACAGCTTAATTGCAGAAACCGATTACCTCGCACTGTCAGACAACACGATGACATCAGATATGCAGTCGTACAGACAGGCGCTGCGAGATATCCCAAGCCAAGCTGGCTTCCCGACGAATGTCAATTGGCCGACGAAGCCGTAAGGAGTAACACATGCTAGGTTTCAGCCCCTTAGCGTCTGCCCCGCTCGCCGACACAGGGGCTGTTGCAGCGTTTGGCCTTGATAATATTGTTACTGGCGCACCCACTGTTGCCGCGTCAACGATCAGTCAGGCGCACGTTCTAACGTCAGACGACATCACCGCTGGTGCGCCGACAGTAGGAACGCCAAGCGTTTCGTCGGGTCAGTCGCTGACAAGCACCGACATTACGGCTGGCATACCCACGGTTGCTGCGTCAACAATTAGCCAAGTTCACGCGCTTACAGCGGTTGATATTACGTCTGGTGTTCCAACTGTCGGTACGCCGTCGATTGGCGCTGACACGCAGCTTACTGCCGACGATATTACTGCCGGTGCGCCTACGGTCGGCAATGTCACGCTTATCCCGAATAATCAGCTAACGGCTGACGATATTACGTCCGGAACCCCGACTGTCGCTGCCTCAACGATCACGCAAGTTATCAGCTTAACGGCTGACAGCATCACGGCTGGTGTGCCTACGGTCGGCGCTCCAAGCGTCACGCAGAGCCAAGCATTAACGGCGTCTGACATCGTGGCCGGTGTGCCGGTTGTCGGCCCAGCGCGGTTTAAGTGGCAAGTCGAAACTGTGCCAACGGCGGTCTGGACAGAACAGGAAGCAGCATAGTGTTTGCTGGCAAAATGATATATAGTGCAAAAAAGCGCGAGGCGATTAAATGACGATCAGCATAACCAAACCTACCGTGGGCGGCAGCGAGAATACTTGGGGAACCACGACTAACCAAGCCCTTGATGACATCGTTGATGTTCTGAACGGCAATACCGCAAGCACACCTGACTTGACCGCTGGATCATGGAAGGTCGGCGGCACGGCTGTTACTTCAAATGCGGCAGAGCTTAATCACACGGATGGCGTTACGAGCAATATTCAAACGCAGCTAGATGATAAAGCTGCATTGGCGGGTTCTACTTCTCAAGTGTTTCATTGCAACAGTCTCACCGTCGATGGTGGAGCTGCATCATATATTTACATGAATGACAGCAATCACGGCAATCGAATAATTCATTGCAACGACAACCGAATAGGATTTTTGACACAAGCTGGCGGCTGGGGAACTTATTCTGATGACAATGGGAACTGGGTTGCATCGGGTGACGTCACAGCCTTTTCAGATGCTAGGCTAAAGGACAACGTTCAAACTATTAATGGTGCGTTAGATAAAGTTTTATCTATGCGTGGGGTTACATTTGATAAAGGCGGGCAGCGTGGCACAGGTGTTATCGCGCAAGAAATGCAAGAGGTAATGCCAGAAGTCGTAATGCAAAATGATGAATATCTTTCGGTTGCGTATGGTAACTTAGTAGGTGTTCTTATTGAAGCTGTAAAAGAGTTACGTGCGGAAGTAGAAGAGATTAAGAGGGGTCAGTAATGACTATAACCTCTATAGATAATTTTGGTCACGCAAGCGGCGCAATATCTATGAGCGAGTTGCGTGATTATTATGGGCAGTCTGGATCTGTATCTTTGAGCGGTGATTTAAGTGGTAGCTCTAATCCCGTTCCAAGCAGTCTGCCGTCTTCTGGCAGTGCGTTATCGTTTTCTAATTATCGAAGCGCAAATCGTATATTAAAGAAAAAAGGAACAACAGAAACCAAGGCGAGCGGGTCTTCTTGGTCGCCAGCGCAATCAGGCTGTGTGCAGTATAATGTATATGCTGTTGGCGGTGGTGGGTCTGGCGGCGGTCACTCAACTGATAGTGGGCGTGAAAAGGTTGCCTCTGGTGGCGGCGCAGGTGGTACAGCATTTCGCCGATATTCAGTTCAAGATCACAGTATAACTTCTGCTAGTATTAGTATTGGCGGCGGCGCTGCGGGTGTCTCTTACCCAGCAAATAGTGGCTATGCGATCTCAGGTCGAAATGGTGGCACTACAACATTTAACCCAAATGGATCTGGGGCAACCATTTCTGCGTATGGCGGCTCAAGGGGATTTGGTGGAAGACAAACATCAGCTATTGGGGAAGCATCAACTACCACTAATATTAGTTCGTGGGGTACTTGCTCTGGGTCATCAGGTGGTGGGGCCGCTGGGGGTGAAAGCAATTATTCAGGTGGTGCTGGGCCAGCGCTTTCTGTTGGCGGTGACCAGTCAAGCGCTAGTGGCGGTGGAAGCCCAAACTTAGGTTCTGGTGGCAAAACCGGCTACATAGTTAATCAATCTGGTTATGCAAAATCACAAACAACTGACGCGCCGACAAAGCCTTCTGAGTGGGGTTCTAACGTAAGCGCTACGTTTAGAGGTGGTGCTGGGGTGCAGCACTCTAGTGGCGCTGCGGGTGCATCTGACGGGGGTAGTAATTATGGCGCTGGGTCAGGCGGCTCTGCGTCTGAAAGCGGTGCAGGGTCTTCTGCAAGCGGATCTGGCGGCGCTATATTTGTAACTTATTATGAGATAAACACATGACGCTGGTTCCCCTCGACATCCCCGCCGGATTTTACCGAAACGGCACTGACTTAGAGCAGTCTGGCCGGTGGCGCGATGGCAGCTTGGTCAGGTGGCGCGATAACAGCCTCAGACCTATTGGCGGCTGGCAGGAGCGCAAGGCATCGTTCTGCACAAATGTCGTGCGCGGGATGCACACATGGGAAGCGAACAACGGCACGGCATATGTGGCTGGCGGTTCTTATAACGAGCTAGTCGCGATGACAGGTAACGGAACCGTGTATGACATTGCGCCAACAGACTTAACGGCTGGCCGCGAGGACGCAGAGGTTGAAACGGGATACGGCTACGGCTTCTATGGCGATGGTTTCTATGGAACGCCAATCCAACAAAATGCTAACGCCGTTCCAGAAGAAGCTACGCAGTGGAATATAGATAATTGGGGCGAATATCTTGTTGCCGCCAACAGAGATGACGGGCGCTTGCTTGAGTGGCAGTTAAACCCAGCAGTTAAGGCAGCGCCAATCGCAAATGCCCCTACGGGCAACCTTGGCTTAGTCGTAACGGAAGAGCGTTTTATCTTTGCCTTGGGTAGTGGCAATAACCCGCGCAAGATTTCATGGTGTGATCGTGAAAACAACACAGTATGGACGCCAGCAGCCACAAACGAGGCTGGTGACATTGAGCTTGCCGATAGCGGGCAGATCATGCAGGGCGTCAGAACGCGAGGCCAGACGCTTATTCTAACGGACACATCAGCCCACACTGCGAGATACCTTGGCCCGCCTTATGTGTATGGCTTTGAGCGTGTTGGCACATCATGTGGGGCTATATCCCGCAAAGCTGCATCTGACGTTGATATGGGCGTTTTTTGGATGGGCCAGCGTGGTTTCTTTAGATTTGACGGCAACAGCGTTCAAGAAATACCCTGCGATGTCTTCGACTATGTGTTTGGCGACTTCAATCCAGCGCAGCAGTCAAAAGTCTGGTCATTCGCAAATGGTCAGTATGGTGAGGTTTGGTGGTTCTATTGTAGTGAAAATTCTACTGAAATAGATCGCTACGTTGCCTATGACTACAAGGAAGGCCATTGGTTGATTGGCAACCTGTCTCGCACTGCTGGCGTTCAGCGCGGTGTTTTCCGATATCCATTTATGGCGGGAGAGCAGCCCGAAACGGTAAACTATACAGTCACAGTGGTTAATGACGGTGGCAATAAATATGCGATAGCTGGCATCTCTGGATCTGCGCCAGCTTTGACCTTTGTGCGCGGCAACACCTATGTGTTTGACCTTTCAGACGCATCAAACTCTGGACATCCTTTTGCATTTCGCACAGCCGCAGATGCGTCATATACAACTGGTGTAACTACAACAGGAACGGCTGGTCAGGCTGGGGCTAAGGTTACTATAGTGGTGGCGAGCGATGCGCCAGATAGTTTAAAATATTACTGCACCGTTCACGGCAACTCTATGGGCAACACAATTTCTGTTGGCGGGCCTGTCAGTATTTATGAGCATGAAGTCGGCCTCAACGTAGATAGCTCATCAATCTTTGCTGAAAGCGGGCCAATATCTATTGGTGCTGGGGATCAGGTTGCGCGTGTCACTGAGCTTATCCCTGACGAAAAAACCCAAGGCGATGTCAACGTCACGTTTAAGACACGGCTTTACCCAAATGGCGCTGAAACAAGTCATGGGCCATTCACAACTGCAAACCCAACGTCAGTAAGGTTTACTGGGCGGCAAGTTCGTATGAGGGTTGATGGATTGATCTTGTCTGACTTTAGGGTGGGCAATATGCGAATTGATATGAAAGCTGGGGGCCGTAGGTAATGCCGGTTCCAGTATTACCCCCCATTGGCCCAGATTTGCGTCAATGGGGGCGTCAGCTAACAATATACTTGCAGCAAAACTTAGCAAAGCTTGGCTTTAAAACAGCAGCGGATAACCCGTCCGAAAATGGCGTAATTTTATGGGATAATGTAAACGCATATCCAGTTGTAAGCAGAAATGATACTTTTGTTGAAATTGTTGTGAAGGTTGGTGTTCCTCCAACCAGCAAGGGTTTGGCGGGCGATAAAGCTGGCTTAATAAGCTGGGATGCCAATTATATTTACGTTTGCAACGGCACTTATGACGGGTCAACAGACATATGGACTAGGACATCTCATTTAGGGGGGTCTTGGTAAAATGAAGGACATTTATGTAAACCAATTAGAGCGCTGCAAGCCTTGGATAGAGGATGCTTTAGAGTATTGTGGTGGCACACATGAATGGGAAGATATAGCTAGTGGCATTGCGGATGGCCGTATGCAGCTATGGCCCGCGCCCAAGGGGTGTATTGTTACTGAAATTGTGGTATATCCTAAGAAGCGAGTTTTAAACATATTCTTAGCTGGTGGCGAATTGGATCAGATTTTAGACATGGACAATGATGTTAAGGCATGGGCAAAAGAACAAGATTGCGAAGCTGCGATCATGGCGGGCCGTTTAGGGTGGAAAAAACCTTTAGCGCCGTTAAATTGGAAAATGCTACACGCAAACTTTATTAAGGAGTTTTAAAAATGTCTGGTGGCGGTGGATCATCTACAACAAAACCAACAGTTCCTAAGTTTTTAGAAACTGGTTATCAGCAAGGTATAGGAATGGGCCGCGACTTGTCGGCAATGCCTTATACGCCTTTTTATGGGCCAGATGTTGCGTCTATGTCGCCTTTAGAGCAAGCTTCTTTCCAAGGCACTGATGTTATGGCAAGCGCATTTGGTATGCCTACATCTGGCGGTCAGCAGTATCTTCCTGCGCCCACTCAATTTGAGGGTGGTGCTATGGGGTATTCTTCAGCGCCAATCTTTGAGCAAGCGGTCAGTGAGTTTGAAACGAGACGCCCAGCGCAAGCTGATTATTATAATAGTTTTTTCATTGATCCTATGACGGGTGAAATGGGAGAACGGACAATAGAAAAACAGCCTGTTGCATTAGAGATGCAAGGCGGCGGTAGAAGAGGAAAGTAATATGGCGGGCGGTGCAAATCCACAAATGGCTCAACCGGCTATGAACCCTTACACGGCTGCGGCTGGTGCGCAGGGTGCGGCAATGGGCAGAGTTGGTCAGGGTCTTACGCAAACTGCGGCTGGTGGCATGGGCGCTTATCAAAACCCCTACGAAACCCAAGTGGTTCAGCAATCACTGCGCGATGTGGGAACGCAAGCGCAAATGGGCTTGAACCAATTAGATGCGCAAGCGCAGCAAGCTAGAGCTTTTGGTGGTTCGCGGCACGGTATAGCGACAGGAGAGGCGCTGAAGGGCTACAATCAGCAAATGGCTGACACAGCCGCAAGAATGCGTCAACAGGGCTTCCAAACGGCTCTAGGGGCTTCTCAGGCAGATTTAAATCGGCAATTGGGCGCAGCGGGTCAATTGGCTGGCATGGGTCAGCAATCTTTTGGTTACGGTCAGGCAATACAGCAACAGCAAATGCAGCAAGGTCAGCAACAGCGTCAAATGATGCAGGATCTTATAAACGCTGGAAAGCAACAATATGCGGGATATACCGGCGCTCCACAGCAGGGATTGGCTACGTTCTTAGGCGCTATGTCTGGTGTGCCTAACTTGCAGGGTCAGCAGCAAGGTTATAACGCAGGATTTCTTGACTATCTTATGGCGGCTGGTCAATTCGCTTAGAGGATTTTTAAATGAGTATGAACCCAAACCAAGCACCTAGAAGCGGCCTATTAGGTTTACTTGATCGTGTAAGGCGTCCAGATGAGGAAACCGGCCTAAACTTTGCAAACCGTTTGGGCATGGCCGCATCTGTTTTAAATCCCATGAACCCGCAATCTGCTAATTATCGTCAGCAAATGATGCAGTCTGGTCAAGCTAGAATGCAGGGTCAGGCTCGCAACCGCACTATAGCGGAGCTACAGAAACGCGCTGATGCGGGCGATCAAGTTGCAGCACGTTATCTGCAAGCGGTACAATCACGCGCTCTGGACGCCTCTCAGGGCTTCTCAGGCTATCTTAGTGAAACTGCGGCAATAGACTTAGAGAGAAGAAAAGCTGGAGCTTTAGGTGCAAAAGATCCAGTAACGCGAGCGTCCCAGAAATTTTTGAACGGAACTGTTTACACAATTACTGACAGAGGTGTTGTTGTTTATGACCCAAGTGGGAAGTTAGTAACCGGCGCAGATGCAGAGCGTGTTTTAAGAGAAGCTAATGAATTTGAAAATCAAAATAGAGCAATTGGCGTTGGGTTGAGCGAAGCCGCTAAATTACAACAAAAAGATGCAAATGAAGCATTTAATAAAGCTGAATTGGTTGGGGGGCAAATAGCAACTATTGATAGGGCAATCTCAGAAATAGATGCGGGCGCTCAGACTGGACTTGTTTATAACCTTTTGCCTGATATTACGGCTCAAGCTGGTGGATTGCGGGCGGCATTGCAGCAAATGGGATTAGACGTTGTTTCTTCAGTAACTTTTGGGGCTTTGTCGCAAAGTGAATTAGATATTGCAATGTCTACCGCATACCCAAGAAATGCAAGTAGTGCGGAATTAAGAGAGTTTTTAGTTAAACGCAAAAATGCGCTTTCAAAATTAAGAAGATTTACTGAAGAAACCGCAATGTTTTTGAGAAATCCCCTTAATACAAAGAGTGATTGGACAAAGCTACAGCAACAGGCAAGAGATTTAAAAGCGTCAGGGGCATCTGGCAATCCCTACATGGGCATGAGTGTAGACGCTTTGAATGAAATTTACTTGCGATATAACACTTTGACTGACGCTCAAAAAGCGCAGTTCGTAAAAGCTCTTGAAGCAGCGCAGGAATAATTAAAAATGGCAACAATAGAAGAAATGCTTGCAAACATTAATGCGCAACAATCTCAGACAGCACAAACCACGCTGTCAATTCAAGATATGTTGTCGGGCATACAAGCTGGATCTTCAGCTTCTTCTCAGCCAGAAAGACAATCTATTATGGATTGGTTTAAAGGCGGCAAGAGAGAAAGCAATATACCATTAATTGAAAATGCAAATCTTGGCTTACCGCCCGAAAAAAATGCGCAGATGTTGGCATTATTAACAACAACTGCAAGTGACGATAGATTGGCTTCTGGGATAAAGAAAATATTGCCTGATGCTCAATTTGATAAAGATCAATATGACAATCTTGTAGTTATAGCGCCAGTTTTCAGAGATGGTCAGCAAACACAACAATACACAAGGTTTTATCCAAACCCAAAAGGTTTAAATACTGTTGATATTATGCAAGCTGCGGGTGCAGTTACGGCTGGGCAAGCCTTAGCGGCAACAGGTGGACTTATCGGGGTTCCTGTCAGTGGTGTTTTGGGTGGTGGATTGTTAGGTCTTACTGAGGCTGCATTAATAGAGGCTGCGAGTAGCGCGTTAAGTGATGACCCTTTTCAAGTATTTGACTTGCCGTTAGGTTTTGTTGGTGGCGCTGCTGGGTCAAAAGTTGCGCAAGTATTGGGCGATTTAATTGCCAAAATAAAAACTAGCCCAAAAGCTGTTTTGGATGCAGATGGAAATTTAAAGCCAGCGGTTAGAAATCAAATAAACGCTCTTGGTCTTGATCCTGATAATATAACAGCAGAAATTGCATCTAAGCTGCAAAGCCAAATACGAAAAGTAGGAGATCCGCAAGCATCAGCTAGATTGACGGAAGCACAAAGCTTGCCAACTCCAGTACCATTAACGAGGGGTGATGCTACTGGGTCAAGATCACAGCAATTATTTGAGGAACAAATAGAAAGCGGCGTTTATGGCGAGCCAGCTAGATTAACAATGGAAGCGCGGCGTGGTCAGCAGCAAGGTGCAATGCGTCAAAATTTAGAGCAAATTCAAAGGTCATTAGGCGGCAGTGAAATCACGCAACAGGGTCAGGCTGCTTCTCAAATACCTCCTGCATTATCGGCTTTAAGACAATCTGAGCGTCAAGCCGCATCAACGCTTTTCACTGAAGCAGATCAAGCTGGGTATGCGTTTATTCCCGCAAATCAGGCGGGTGCATTAGCTGACAGTTTGAGATCATCTTTAAGGACGTTTAGTCCATCGGAGGTGCAAGCGACTTCTGCAATAGTAGACACTATGGAAGAAAATTTGGCCGCAGCAGGTGACATTAAATCATTGTTTAATTCACGGCAAAGGCTAGTAAAAACTGGAGCGCCAAATACTCCAGAACGTGCAGCAGCTAATGCTGTAAAATCAGTCTTAGATAGACAGCTTAAATCATTAGTAGATCAGAAGCTTTTAACAGGAAATCCAGAAGCAGTTACAGCGCAGTTAAAAGCAATAAGTAATTATGCTGATTTTGCGGCAAAGTGGAAAGGCGATGGAATTTTAAATAAGTTGACAGAAAAAACTGTACGGGATGGCGAAAGAATTTTTAAGCAAGATCCCGCTTCTGTTGCTAACTTCCTGTTCGGAGCAAAAGGTGCAAAACTTGTTAGCGCTCCAGAAATGGCAAGAGATTTAGCTACTTTAAAAAAGACATTGCCCGAAAACCAGTGGAATGAATTAAGGCAAGAAGCTTTTTTGCATATGGCAAATAGGGCTGAAGGAACAGCTAGGTCAGGAGATTTAGAAATCTCTGGGGCTAAGTTTCAAACATTTTGGAACGAAATGAAAAACAGAAATCCTGATTTAGTTAAAGGATTGTTCACCCCAGAGGAGCAAAAACTTATTTCACGCTTTGCTTCTGTAGCTTCAAGGGTTACATCACGCGCTCAAAATTATTCAAACAGCGCGACAACTGCGAATACATTGTTGCAACAATTGTCTCAATCAATAGGCGGCACAACGGTTGCGAAGTTAGCTTTAAGAGCGCCGTTTATAAGAATGATAACAAACACTGTTGCCAGTGTGAGAGCAGAAGATGCTTTCAAGGTTCCTTTGGGCAGGGCGATACAGCCATTAAGCGGCGCTGCGGGCGCTGGCGCGGCATCTGGCAGTGGTGGAGATCCTGCATATGATTTATATGAAAACATCTCAGGCGTTAGAATACCGCGTTAAAAGGAAACAATTATGCGTTTAGAACCATTAGACGAAGTACAGATTGAAAGCATTGTTTCCAAAGCAATAGAAGATGCTCAAGATTTCATTGACAGCGAAGTAGCGCCCCAAAGGATTAAAGCCCAGCGCTACTTTGATGGGGAAGTTGACATTGGCTATGAAGAGGGCCGGTCACGGGTTGTAGCAACTAAGTGCCGTGAAGTTGTGCGTGGCATGAAGCCTTCTATTCAGCGCATCTTTTTGTCTAATGAAAAGCCGGTTGAGTTTGTGCCGCGTGGCCCAGAAGATGTTGCAATGGCAGAACAGGCTACCCAATTTGTTAGCTATAAGTTTCAACAGCACAACGGATACCGCATTCTTAGCGATGTATTCCAAGACGCTATGGTTAAAAAGGCGGGTATTGCTTACGTTTACCATAGAGAGGAAATGGAAACGGAGATCCACACTTTTACAAACCTAACGGAAGAAGCGTTTGCTTTGCTTGTGGAAGATGATGACGTTGAGGTTATTGAGCATGAAGCTCGCATGACGATCAGCATGGATGAGATGGGCATGGAAATAGAGATGCCAGAGCATGATGTTAAAATTGCTCGCTCTATTCCTCATGGAGATGTTTGCATAGAGAGCATTCCCCCAGAAGATTTCTTTGTAGATCGTAACGCTAGGTCTATGGATAGCTATTATATCGTCGGCCACAGCACTGAAATGACTGTCGGTGAGTTGTTATCTATGGGCTTTAGTCTTGATGATTTAGCCGGTTTGGATGGATCTCAATACAGCACCACACAGGATGAGGCTGAATTTGAACGCAGAGGTTACACTGTAGATGAGGCAGATGATGAAAACATCTCTGGCGCTTCTAAGAAAATTACAGTTACCAGTGCTTATATGGAGCTTGACATTGAGGGAACGGGTCAGGCCAAACTTTACCAGTTTATTTGCGCCGGTACATCTTACAAGCTGCTGAACTTTTATGAAGCTGATTATGCTCCATATGCTATATTTGAGTGCGATCCAGAGCCACACGCTTTCTTTGGCACATCCCTTGTGGATTTGGTTATGGACGATCAGGACGCCGCTACAGCGATGCTCAGAGGTGTTTTGGACAACGTGGCGCTAACAAACAACCCAGCGCTGCAAGTTGTAGAAGGCCAAGCGGCGATTGACGATCTTTTAAATAATGAGATTGGCCGCATTATTAGAGTGAAGTCGCCTTCAGCGGTTACTGAAATGACTGTTCCTTTTACGGCGGGTCAAACTTTACCGGCTATGCAGTATTTTGACCAATTGGTTGATAATAAAACCGGCGTAAGCAAAATGGCGCAAGGTCTTGACCCAGATGTTTTGAAGTCAACAACTGCAACAGCAATTGCTGCATCTCAGGAAGGCCAAACGGGTCAGGCTGAAGTAATAGCTAGAAACTTCGCTGAAGGCGGTATGCGCCAGATGTTTAGGCTCATGCTTGATCTTATGGTCAAACACGCTGACGAAGAAGAAATGATGCGCCTCAATGGAAGCTTTGTGCCTGTCGATCCAAGATCGTGGGAAACGGAGATGGATCTTACCGTAAACGTAGGAATAGGCACAGGTCGCGAGAATGAGCGGGCAGCAGCGCTGCAACAGGCATTTGCTATACAGCAGCAAGTATATCAGACTTATGGCCCGCAGAACGGCATTGTGACGCTTACACAGCTACGCAACACAATGGCTGATATGCTGGCTTTGGGTGGCATTAGAAACGCTGACAGATACTTTATGCCGATGACGATGGAAATTGAACAGCAAATGATGGCAATGGCTCAACAGCAGCAAGCTATGATGGCGCAGCAGCAGCAAGATCCGAATGCTGCATTCTTGCAAACAGAGCAAATGAAAGCTCAGACAAAAGCTCAAGTAGACATGGCAAAAGCGCAGATGGATCAACAGTATAAAATGCACAAGCTTGGCATGGATGACGATCTTCAGCGTGATGAGATGGTGCAGGATCTTGCAATTAAGGTTGCTGAGATCCTTGGTAAGTATGGCGCAGCAGTTGACGTAGAGGGCGTAAAGCAAGAGCAAAACGCTATTCGTGAGCATAATGCGCAAATGATGGGAATGGCCGGTGGATATTGAAACAAGGGGCAAACGCTCACAATCTCTACTGCAAAATGATTGGTTTAGAGAAACCATAGAGGATTTGCGGGAACATCAAAAAAGTGTTTTCGCAAGTAGCGGGAAAGATGACGTATCTGAACGCGAAGAGGCACACGCAATCCTGCGGGCCTTAAATGCAATTGAGCATATACTGCAAGCCGATGTGGATGCAGTTAAGCTCCTTCAAAAGAAGGGAAAGCACCGTGGAAACGACTAACCCCATCAACGGCAATGACATAGGGGCTGTTGCTGAAAACTTGATTATGGAAGCCCCAAATCCGCAAGAAGCTATAGAAGATGCTGTAGAGGTAACTGATGACGGTCAGCCCGAAACGGTGGAAGCTGAAGCTGAAGTTGTGGATGACACTGATATCAACGCCAGTGAAGAAAGCGTAGATGAGGAATACGAAGAGGCTGAAGAAAGCGCAGTTCAAGAGGAACCTGTTTATCGTGTCAGAGTAGATGGCGAAGAAAAAGAGGTAAACCTAGATGAACTTAAACGCGGGTACTCAGGGCAAAAGTATATCCAAAAGGGCATGGCTGAAGCTGCTGAAGCTAAAAAGCAAGTTGAGGAAGTAACTCAGAAAGTGACCCAAGAGCGTCAAATGCTTGCGCAGATGATGCAGCAAATCCAGAATGGCGAAGTACCGCCTATGCCACAATATCCATCAGAGGAACTACGCGCTAGTGACCCTCTAGGCTATTTGGAAGCAGAGGCAGAATATCGCCGTGCCGTTGATAAGCGTAATGATTTTGACCGTAAGGCTCAATACGTTGCGCAGCAGCAGCGTCAACAAGAGGAACAGCAGCACAATCAGTATCTTGAACAACAGGCTATGCGCCTTGCGGAATGGATGCCTGAGTTCTCTGATCCAGAAAAGCGCTCTGTGTTTATCAAAGATATGTCAGTCAAGGCAAAGAAGCACTACGATCTTTCTAACGAACAGATTTCTAGTGTGAAAACTGCTGAAGAAGTCATTATCTTAAACGATGCGTTGAAATGGCGTGAGTTACAGCAAACCAAAGCCAATGCCACTAAAAAGGCAGAGGGTGCGCGTCCTGTGGTCAAGCCAGCAGCAAAACGTGCGGCTAGTGCTGGAAAAGCATCAAAAGCTAAACAAGCTCAAGCGCAAATGCAGAAAAGAGGCACGATAGATGATGTTGCCAATTTTCTTCTTTCTTAAACTTTTGCAATGAAAGGATACAGCAATGGCTGTTACTGCAAATACCAACGAGACATATGATGTCACAACAATCCGTGAGGATTTAGCATCAGCAATGGCCTCAATTAGCCCAACAGAGACTATTTTTATGTCTTCTATTGGAACCCGTAATGCTGAAAACACTTACTTCGAGTGGAGTGAAGTTGATTTGGCGGCTACTGGTGCAAACCGGCAAATTGAAGGCGACAGTGGGTTGTCTAACTCAGCGCCGACTAATGCTGTTCGCAAGGGCAATTATACTCAAATTTCTGCCAAGGTTAGTGAGGTATCCTCAACTAATAACGCGGTGAATGGTGTTGCCAATGCGCAGACTGTAGCGAAGCAAGTAGCTTACAAATTGTCTGAACTGAAACGTGATATGGAAGCAATGCTTCTGGACAATGTTGCGGCTTCTGCTGGGGCATCTGGAACAGCGCGTCAAACTGCTGGTCTTCCTGCATTCTTAACCACAAACACTTCTCGCGGATCTGGCGGTGCAAACCCAACCACTTCTGGAACTGGTGAAAGTGGTTCACCGAATGCTGCTGCAACAGACGGTACGTTACGCCCATTAACGGAGACACTCCTTAAAAGTGTGATAGCTGACTGCTGGAACAGCGGTGCAGAGCCATCAATCGTATTGTGTGGATCTGCGCAAAAGCAGAAAATCTCAACCTTCTCAGGAAACTCAACACGTTTCAAAGAAGCAGAAGATAGCAAGCTAAACGCTGCGATTGACGTTTATCAGAGTGATTTTGGTGAGCTACAAATCGTCCCAGCTAGACATATGCGCGTTCGTACAGTGTCAAGCGTAGCCTACACACCAGATGTGTTTGTTCTTGATCCAAACTATGCAGAGGTCGCTTACTTGCAAACTGCAAAGCAAGAAACCTTGGCGAAAACTGGTTTGGCAGAGCGCCGATTAATTTCCTGCGAATATGGCTTACAAATTACTTCGCAAAAAGCACATGGTGTTATTGCTGACGTAAACGCCAGCTAAATCTAAGTGTGGGGGGCTGTAATGGCCCCTCGCATCAAGTAAGGAGCCGGTCATGGAAATTGAAATCACAACTGACAGAAACCCTTGGGTCAATGACAAGAAGACCGAAAAAGGTGATATTGTTAAAGTTGAAAAATCTGATGGCGAGGTTATGATTGCTCTTGGGTTTGCTGTTGAGGTCAAGCCAAAGAAAAAAGCTAAGGCAAAAAAGAATGCAAAATAATATTCTGAATACCAAAATTTCTGCTGAAGATGACAAGGTTATTATAAGCAGATCACAAGATGTAAGCGCAATTTTAGACTACAACAAAGAAAAGCAGATAGAAGGTTACAACCGTAAATCTGACTTGCGTCACGTTACCTCAATTCCTTTTGTTGTTGTTGAAATCTGGCTAAAAGAAAGTGGTTTAAAAATCGGCTCGCGTGAGTTTGCTGAATATGTTAAAAAGAAATTGCTTTCTGGAGATTATAGCAAGCTGATGATACATGGTTATTAGGGCGCGAATAATGAAGTTTATAGAAGATTACATGGGCTTTTTAATAGCTCTGGCCGGTGCTGTAGCTGCTTCTGGCTGGTGGATCGTTAATAATCTTCTTACTAGCAAGTCTCAGATTAAGCTTCTTGAGCAAAAAACAGACATGATGCATGAACTGTTAAAAGAAATGCGTGACGATCAAAAAGAGATGCGTCGCGATATTCAGAATTTAGCTGTCAAGTAAAATGTGATATAATTGGGCCATGATTTGCGCCCTTACATCTATTGCCTTTGGAATGTTTCCTTACGGGATCATGTATAAGGCTTGCCGGTATCGCTGCCCGCGCCCGTCATTCTACTATCATTACCCAAAAATATACAGAATACATCCTGATGCTAAATGCTTGGGATATATCATTGTGGGGCGAGATGCATGATTGATCCATTTACGGCTCTAGCTGCCGTGAAATCTGCGGTATCTGCGGGCAAGGAAATTGTGAACGTCACAAAACAAATTGGTGAGTTTTTTGATGGTGTGGATGATTTACGGGCAGCACATGAGAGGAAGAAGAACAGCCTTTTCTCTGGATCGGATGAAAATGCTATGGAGACTTTTGTTAATCTACAAAGGGCAAAGGACGCAGAAGAAGAATTACGTCAGATCGTTATTGCTACCAGAGGCTTTTCCGCTTGGGGTGAATTGCAAGCAATAAGAGTTCAAGCAAGAAAAGACAGAAAGGCCAAGGCAGAGGCAGAAAGAAAGCGCAAAGCTAAGATGGTCGAGAAGATAATAATTTATGGTGGCGCGGTAATTATTGTTACGATCATGCTTGGAATAACGGTTGTTATTATCTTAGCGAAGCAGGGTCGCATTTAATGGCTGACGGTGTAAGCGGCGTAGGATCTGCGCCATTTAACGTAGGATCTGACATACACCAGCAAACGCAGACGCGTGAGCGCATAGAAACGCATCTGGTAGAGCAAAGGGTGGCAAAAGAGCATAGGGCTAATCACAGCCACTTAGAGGCGCTCGCAAAGCAAAGATTTGATCTAAACGAAACTTATGATAGGTTTGGCCGCAAGACAAATGCAGATCGGCCACAAGGAACCAAAATTAACATAGAGGTTTGATATGTCAGCAAAGAAGCTAGAAGATCAAAGCAAATATGATGCTTATGATATGAATGATGATGGCATTGTTTCTGATGCGGAAATGGCAAGAGCCAAAGAAATCCGAGAAACAGAAGATTTACTGCGCAAGCACTTGGCACAGTTACGCATGGCGCGTTGGACTTTAATTGGTATGGGGGCATTCACGGCGGCTATGTTTGCGATGCCAGTGGGTCGTATAGAGGCTCTCAGCGATATTTCTAATCTGTTCTACATTAGCGGGGCGGGCATTGTTGGCGCTTACATGGGAACCACAGCGTGGATGAGTAGGAAATGATTGACAAACTAATAGCACCCGTAACTGGTCTTTTAGACAAGTTCATTCCTGATGCTGACGAAAAAGCAAAGCTCGCGCACGAGATTGCCACGATGTCACAGCGTCACGCGCAAGACTTGGCCCTCGCTCAGATACAAGTCAACGCAGCAGAAGCGGCAAGTGGAAGCACTTTTAAAGGTGGCTGGCGTCCTTTCATTGGCTGGATCTGTGGGCTTGCTTTTGGTTGGCATTTTATTGGTCAGCCTGTTGCCCTTTTTTTTGTAGCTTTAACGGGAACAGAAATCCCGCCCTTGCCAGAATTTGATATGGGAACGCTGCTGACTGTTCTTGGCGGCATGTTAGGAATTGGCGGTCTTAGGACATATGAAAAGCAGAAAGGCTTAACTAAATGAGAAAGATTAACGAAATTATAATTCACTGTACTGCGACAAATCCAAACTGGTATGCTGATCGGCCTGTTGAAGATGTAGTAAAAGAAATCAAACGATGGCACGTTGAAGAGCGTAACTGGTCTGACATTGGCTACCATGCAATCATTCACCGTGATGGTTCTGTGGGCTATGGTAGGCCCGTAGAGCGTTCTGGGGCGCACTGTAGGGGCCGAAACAAGTCATCCATAGGGGTAAGCCTTGTAGGTGGCCGTGGCGGCTGCGCTGACGATGATTTTCTGGATAACTTTACGCCAGAGCAGGAGACAGCTTTGCGTGAATTAATTGTAGAATACAGCGTCAAGTTTCCCAGCATCAAAGAAATATCTGGGCATAATTCCTATGCAAGAAAAGCTTGCCCTTGTTTCGCTGTGAAAGATTGGTCATAAGCAAAAGTCGGGGCTGGCTCATAGGAAACTGTGACAGGGTTGTGATGAACTTGCTGGCCCCACGAAAAAACCCCACCTAATCAAGGCGGGGCTTCTCTCATATCTAGCTGAACATAGGAGACCAAGCCATACGCTCAAAGTCGATATTAGTTATATTTTTATCTATGTCAACAAAAACCCCGCCACTACACAAGGAGAAAATAGTGACGGGGGAGAAGGTTTCACCCTTCATCTACGCCGCGTGGGAGGACGCGGCATCTTGTTCCGCAATACGCATTCGTCTGTATCGATTAACAATATTACGGGTACAGCCTAATTCTGCCACAATATTGTCTACGGTCATACCCTTTTCTAATCGTTCATAAATTTTAACTTTGTAGCCATTCGGTCTGCCCTTATGACCACCCATTTTTTGCTTTTGCATAAATTGCCTAGATTTGCCAAAATTTGGATTGTCACCAAATGACCCACTAGATTTGACGTATTTCATATCGGCTTCTGCCATTTCTTTCATTTTTGCGGCTAACACGGCTTCATCCATGAATGTTTTTCCCTTCTTTTTGTAGTGATAAGATAAATGATTTTAATTCTGATCTGGCGCGTTCCAAATCTTGCTTCACGTTAGGGTGCGGATCTAGCCTAAAGCTTTCATCTTGCAAACGATCTACTTGCCCCCTGAGAAATCGCAAATGTGCGTGATCGGCTGATGTAAGGCTCTGCATTTATATACCCCCCTTTCTGGCTGCGTTTGAAATTGATCTGCCAATAGTGGCAAAATCTAACAAGGCTCTTAGCATCCCATTCCAGAATATCTGAAGCCTCTGCATAAGTGTAATCATCGGCAAGTGATTTGACCAAAGCAATCTTTTCTTGCTGGTGGCGGTTGCGGATTTCTGCCCAAGTTTCCAATTTACTGCTCCTGTTCTGGCCGTGGCCGTGGTTTGATGTTTGGAATAGGGCGGCGGTAATCTGCTTCACCGCCCATCTCTACGCACTGAGGAAGAAAGATCCGCTCAAGATCATAATACTCAGAAAACGCCTTGCATTCATCTGGTGATGAGAAAATGACAAAGGCCATAAAAACTGGTTCAGCAATATTCATTACATCCACCCCATGCTAACGCCAAAGATCCAGCCTAACACCACCGCAGCAATCGCC